ATGAGGTTTTAAGTAACGCAACTATCACAGCAGGACGTAACGACTTTTTTGAACCAACACAACCAAGTTATTGTAATCTTGAACTTATTAACTTATCTGGCACAAGCCCAGCAATTAACTTATTAGATGTAGTAAATATTCAAGTTAAAGACACAAATAATGTGTTTGTTGATTTGTTCACAGGTGAAGTTTCAAGTGTTCAAAACACTCTTGAAGGTGCTGGGGCTAATGATCAGTATGCAAACACAGTTCAAGTGCAGGCTATAGGTTTTCTTGGTTTACTTGTTAAACGTTACGCAGGTGCAGTATCTTACCCACAAGAATTTGACGGACAACGCATTGAACGAATATTAGAAGAAACACTTTACACAGCTTGGGAAGATTTAAGTAATTTAACTACTTGGAACGATTTACCAGCACTTGAAACTTGGCAAAACTATGGTGTGCAAGGCATAGACATTATTGACAACGGACGTTACGAGGTGCTAGCACGATCAGCGCAAGTTGAACAAGCTAATGAAATAACGGACGTTACAGCCACAACAGGATTGGGCTACTTATATGAAACTGGCGACGGTTTAATCGGTTATGCAGATGCTGAAAGACGTTCAACTAACTATGGAACTAACACTATAGCCGTTGACGCTGACATTCTTTCAAGCGCAGGTTTTATCACACGTCTACAAACAGCAGATATTATTAACAGCGTAGTCATTCAATACAATGACCCAGTTGCCGAAGAAGCAGCTGAAAATGACACAAGTATAGATACCTATGGTTTGTTGCAACAAATTGTGCCAACCATTTTGGCTGAACAACTTGATGCCCAAGAACAAGCTGCTAGAACAGTTGCCCTTAGAGGTTTACCTAAAGTGTCTTTAGACTCAGTTTCATTAAACCTATCTAACCCGAACATAACTAATGCTGTACGTAACTCATTTCTTAGTGTTTCAATGGACACACTTGTAGCCATAACTAACATTCCAACAGGCATAATTACTTCAGGTGTATTTGAAGGCTTTGTTGAAGGTTGGACTTGGACATTATCAAAAAACAGCCTTGAATTAGATCTAGCAATTTCTAACTCAATCTACAGCTCTCTTGATGTACAATGGGAAGACTACAACCCATTAACTCAATGGCAAAACCTGCCTAACGATTTAACGTGGCTTGACGTCGCTTAAGAAAAGGATAAACTAGAACAATGGCAACTACGACCAATTATGGCTGGACTACCCCAGATGACACCTCACTTGTTAAAGATGGTGCTTCTGCTATTCGCACTCTTGGGTCTTCTATTGACACCTCTCTTAACAATGCTTTGGGTACTAAAAAAGCAGGACTTGTACTATTAAACACCACTAGTTTTAGTGCAGTAGCGAGTGTATCTTTACCTGCTGACACTTTTACAACAACTTATGATAATTATAGAATCGTATTAAATAAATTAGATTCTCCTGCAAACCCAAATATTTATTTAAGATTGCGTGCAGCAAGTACAGATGAAACTGGTGCAACTTACGCTTGGAGTTATACAGGCGCACGCGCAAATAACACAACTTTTAACAATGGTGGTAACGCTACAACTTTTATCAATTTGCTTAGTTGTAGGCAAGTTCCTTTTGGTGGTGCTTCAATAGATTTGTACAGCCCAAAGTTAGCAGATGTAACGGGTGTAACTTGTCAATGGAATGGTGGCGAATCAGGTTGGTTCAACTTTGGAACAACTGGGGGCAATCTTAATAACACAACTTCTTATGATAGCGCGAGTTTAGTAGCCTCATCATCTACAATTTCTGGTGTAATGTCCGTCTACGGATACAACAAATAAAGGATTATGACAATGGCAAAATCTGAAACAATTAAAATACAAATAGGCGAAGAAGTTATTGAACTTACTGGTGCAGATAAAGAAGCGTTTTTGGCTGACAGAGAAGAATCTAATGCCCAAATTCTTACACTCGAAGCCGAGTATAAAGCCAAACAAGATGCACGCGATTCAGCAATTAAAAAACTTGGTGAAATAGCAGGACTAACAAAAGAAGAACTAAATGCAATCCTTTAACCACAAACAATTTTCTTTAGCTGCAATTGCTTTTCTAGCAGCTTGGCAAGCAACAGACTTTGCCCTTGATTACAGAGCTGTATTAGGTGCTGTTGTAGCTGCTTCAATGGGAGCTATGAACCCTAATGCCAAAACCAAGACTAAGTAAAGCAGCTGAGCAATTACGCTCGGAAATAAACGCCAAGTATCCTAAACGAGATAAACGCTCAGACGGCTGGATAGGCGACACAGCACACAACGCACGTAAGTCAGACCACAACCCAGATAAACAAGGTTGGGTACGTGCCATAGATATTGATTCAGACCTTCTTAAAGGATCTAGTAAAGAGTCTTGGTTACTTGCTGAACAAATTAAGACAATTGCACTTAAAGGCGACAAAAGACTTAGTTACATTATTCATCAACACCGAATAGCCTCACCACGACAAAATTGGGCGTGGCGTGTCTACAAAGGGTCTAACCCTCACGTATCACATTTGCATATATCCTTTACTAAGGCAGGCGACCTTAACGGAAAGGTATTTGGAATATGAGCAAACCTAAAGCAAAAAAACAAACAATTGAATTACCAGACGTAATGGCTTCAGAGCTAGTAAAAGTGATTAACACAGCTCACGAAGACGGCAAACTTATTACAGGGTTTGTTTGTTTATTAGAGGTTTTTGACGGACGTAAAAAAACTATAAAGATACAAGCCAACGCAGATATGCCACAACATTCAGTTTTTGGAATGATTAACTTTGCAGCTGAAAAATATCAATTCACAGTATCGCCAGAAGAAGACGACGACGACTTTTATGATCCTGAGTGGTTTGACGGACAATGATAAACGAACTTGTTGGCATTATTGGTTTGCTTGTAACTGTTCTTGTTTTAGTTATTAAAGCAACAGTTGAAATTACTAAAATGAAAACACAGTTGTTTCCTAATGGTGGTTCATCATTAAACGATAAAGTGACACGCCTACAGATTGAGGTCACAAAAATTCGTAGTACTATAGATAGTATTAACACACAGTTAGGTAAACCTAAACGAAAGAGGTAACGTATTAAACGTTACGTTGTTATCTCAGATTTGCAATACCCTTATATTAAAAAGCAATACGTTGATTCTTTACTTGATTATATAGATTACGTTAAACCAGATAAATTATTGTGTGTCGGAGATGAGCTTGATGCACAGACAATATCAACTTATGCACGTGGAACAAGCCTGGAGTTTGAAGGTTCATTACAAAAGAATATAATTGGTTTGAAGGGCTTACTCAAAGAATTCCGTAGTGCTATTGGACGCAGTAAGCCTTTCATAATGCAACGCAGTAATCACACAGCTAGAATTGAACGTTACATTTCAAAATTTGCTCCAGCGTTCTCAGTCATTGACGCAATTAAAATAGAAAACCTTTTAGGTTATAACGATAAAGACATAAACATTACCTACAACAGATCATTAAAAGAATTCACTAAAGGCTGGCTTTTGGCACACGGAGATGAAAATCGCCTTTTTAGCCAAGCTGGGGCTACAGCTCTCAATCTTGCAATTAAAACAAACAAGTCCGTTATCTGCTCACATACGCATCGTCAAGGAATCTTGCGCCAGTCATACGGCTTTGGGGGCAATCAAACTACACTTACAGGTGTTGAGGTTGGGCATCTTTGCGACATTAAAAAAATGAGTTATTTGAAAGAAAATATAGCCAATTGGTCGGCAGGTTTTGGAATTGTGTATGAACAGGACGGACAAGTTAAACCTGAACTTGTGTCATTTAACAAAGACGGCTCATTTATAGCCGAAGGCGAACTTTGGAAATAGTTACCAAATCGTTATAATTCAATGCCGTGTTTTGACTGACCTTTGATTTAACCTTTCATTAACGAAAGGGGCAATAATGGATAAACAGTTTTACCCAATATCACAGCTCTTAACCCACGCATATCACACTATGGATTATTACCATAGAACTAGGTGCATTTTTGAGCCTTTGGTATGTAATGGCGATTGTGAAAACAAAATGCAACAGCTGCAAGAATTCTACGGACTATTTATAGGAGTCAATTAAATGGATTATCTAAAGAACTACATAGAAGTTAAAGATCGTATACAAATGTTTTACGAGAAATTCCCAGAAGGCACTTTGCACTTTCAATACAAAGGTGTACTTGAATTTAACGGCGAATCATACATTTATGGTGAAGCCTTTGCTTACCCAGAACGCGACAAAATGGCATACGCAAGTGGTTGGGCTTGGGAACGCGTACCAGCTAGAGGTTTTGCTAAAGGTGCTGAAATGATGACACTTGAAACGAGTGCTTGGGGTCGCGCTATTGCAGCTCTTGGTATTGCTGTTACTAAAGGTATTGCTAGCAGAGAGGAAGTACAACGCAATATGAAACCAGAAAACGACCCTTGGCAGACCCCACCAGATACCGATTTAAGCCAAAATAAGGGCAAAATTAGCCCCGAAACCCCTGCGCCTATATTAGGACAAGGACAAGGCTTAGAAATGGGCTATTTTGGGTCTTATAGAGTTGCTACAGAAAAGCAAATAAACTTCTTGCATAGTCTATGTAAACGTATCTATACTGACTGGGACAAAGAGAAACTACTGAAATATCTGCAATTCCTAAGTAAGGAACAGGAGTTTTCTAAGCTAGAATTCGCACCATACACAATCGTTAAAAACCAATTAGATCAACAACAACAATTGGCAGATAACCTTAGTGCTTGGTTAAACGCTTCTAGACTTCCGTCAAGCCACGAACAGGCTGAAACGGCAGCTGCAGATTGGAAGACAGACCAATTTTAGAGATACTTTTAATGAACCCATATTTTGATGACGTTGAGCTACTCCCAAACGATTACCGGAAAATAGCCGTTTGTGAGTCGTCATTGGATCCAACAGCTGTTAATCGAACAGGCAAGTATAGGGGCTTGTTTCAATTCGATAAACGCTCTTGGGAATGGGTAGGGGGGTCTGGCGACCCTGCTAGAGCGTCTGTGCGTGAACAATATAAACGCGCACAGATGCTTGTAGCAAAACAAGGATTTAACAGAGCATTTCCACAATGCTCAAAAATTATGGGGGTTAAATAATGGAAGCAATTATTGTGTTCTTTGGCGCGTTTCTGGTGTTAATGGCGTTATATATGCGACAATAAGATTAAGAAAGGGGGGCAAATGAAACCACAAGACGTATACAAGCTAGAGCAAGTCTTGAGACTCTCAATTTCACAAGACTTACTCAATAAGGCATCAAACTTCCACAATCAAGACGATATGGAAGAAGCAAGAAAGATAGTAGAAAAAAAACACTAAGTCAAGACAGGGGCAACAAATGGAACAAAGATACATAGACGCATTACTATTTGCAAGTGTCATATTAGCTGTGTTTGGTTTGGCTACATTATGGGAAATGGTGAAAAACTATGTTAGAACTAATCGCTAGGTGTGTTAGTTGTGGTGGTTGGACATATAACGCTAGTTATTGTAAAGCGTGTATGCAAAGGATTAAATAATGGCTACGTATGTTTGGTGTAAAATGTGCAACAAGATGATTGCTAAAGAACTATTACACGAATGTGATGAAGAATGACCACAATATATTTGCATTATCACTACGATTACGACAATAGCAGAGAAGTCTTATGCAAAGACGCAAAGTGTTACCAGAAACGTTTAGATGATAAAAAGAAGCTGCAAGAATACCAAGATAAAGTAGATCTTGATTTAGCACGTAAAGAAAATTTGATCCGTATTAACGATATGATTCAAGACCCAAGGATAGACAACTACAACGATTACTGATATAAGTTACATACTTGGTAGCTAGTGCCAAGTCTAAACCTAAAGTCTAGGGTTGGTTGATAGCCAATTTAATCGCCGTCAGAGGGCGTTACTTATCTATGCCTAATCTGCATAGCGTGTAACAATAACGAGAAGTTACGACATCATAAGCAGCTATTAACGAGTCTTCTAGTAGCAACACAACGTTTATGATGATATGGCAAGACTACGCAGAATAACCAATAACGCGTCCGTTTGAAAGTGCGAAACCGAAAGGGTTCAAACTATGAGAATGGTTCTAATCATTAAGCCGTTCTCTGTGCTTCAACACTCAGGGTTCCTATAATATATGATTGAACAATATATGGATAAGAT